GTAACTGCTCTATTTTGAGAAGCATATACTCTTGGAGCAAGCTTCTTGATAGACTCCACAGACTCTATAGGAGCGCCGTATGCGGTGCCCTGGATCGTCTCTACGAGGGGTGAAGTGATCTTTACGGGTGATCCGTTGTTATCGACAAATCTACCCGTAAATGAGAACTTGTTGATGCCATTTGCACGTTCTCCATTTGTCACAATGTAGGTGACAATAATATAATTACCATTCTTCAGTTTACTGCCAAAACTACCATCACCAAAGATCAGTTCATATCTAGAATCTGCAATTTCGTTGATGAAGAATACATCATCAGTCGCTTTAACAGTGGTTAGGTTATCTGCTCTTTTATATACTCTCGTTACATTACTATTTCTACTCTCTCTTACTTCTACTCTAATTTGTTCCGTATCAATACGAGCATTTTGAAGAATGAACTTTTGATTTTTATTGTTTGAATCTACTGTAAATGTATTTTGAACATATACACCTTCGTAGATAGTAACCTCATCAAAAGATGCAGTATTTGAACTTACAGGAACAGTGATATCTTCTGGAATAGTGAACACATAGTTCTTTCCAGCATAACTTGCTGCTGAAGTTGCAACAATGCCCTTCTTAAGTGTTACAGATACTGGATTAGTTGCAAAACTAGTGAGATCTAAGTAAAAACTAATTACAGCTCTTGCTGAAGTAACTGATCTGGGAATATAACCAAGATTTCTTGCCAAAGATACAACGTTCTCCCTCAAAGTTGCTCCATCAAGGAACACCTCATTGGTTAGCATATTAGCATTGTAGGAGCTAATATACGTGTTGTATGCTAAAGTGTCTAACAATACGGAAAAGTTAGATCCTTCAAAGTCATAGTCAGTAAAAGAACCATCTGCTCTCAGGTAACTTTTTATTGACTCTTTGATTTCTGCAAAATCTAGAGATGAGACGTTGACTAGTGACATTATCGTGTTGGTAGTAATACGAACTGTAACTGTTGTGCTGTTGCATCAATGCCTATGATTAGATACTTAATGGTAACATCCATTTGTCCTTCATCATAGTTTGGAGTTACAACTACCTCCGTCAAGTCAACTCTTGGTTCATTATTTTTTATAACAGCTTCAATTTCATCCTTTAAAGATCTTGCAGTAAAGAAGTCAATATTCTCAAATAACAGTCTATTTACAGCACACCCAAAATCTGGGTTAAAAAACTTCTCCCCTTGTATAGTTAGCACAAGATTTTGCACCGAACGTGATATAGCATACTCATTCTGCAAAGAAATTAAGTCCCGCGTCAAAGGATTTCTCTTTAACGTGAGACTTATATCTTTAAATCTGCGACTTACTCGCTCTAATGGCATGATATTTAGGAAAAGTGTACTTTTTTCAGTTATTTAGTACACTTGTTACACATTATTCGTGCCAACGCTCAACAAAATCATCAAATCCACCTGCTCCACCGCAGGGACGCTCTAAACGGTCCTCTGGAATCTGATAAAGTTCTTCTTTTTGCTTTGCACGGCGTCTTTTTTCTGCTAAAGCAAGATATCTGTCACTATCAACCTCTGTAATTAGGGTCATCCCCTCCTCAATGAAGAACTCTCCTTTGTCCACTTTGTGATAATTGCCCATTTTTTTCTCCTTGGGTGAAAATTGGAACTTTTAGAGGGGTTACTATCCCTGATTCTCCTCGTTTTCACGCTCTTTTGCTGTTTTCCAAAAATATTCATCTTCTCGACCCATGCCAAGACGCTCAAAACCGTTCTCGACTGAGTAAAATTCGGTAGAAACCTTGAAATCTGGCATTTTTGGCTCCGCTGGAGTCAAACTATTGTCAAAAATACGCATTCTATTGTTTGGATAGAGTGCATATTGACCATTTTCAAGTTCAATAAGGTTGTGAGACTTATGCTCAGCGGGATTTTCGCTTGTTGCATAGTCAATCATATCACAATCTTGATGATAATTGTCTATTGTGCAAATATAAGTTCCTTTTTCAATGCCATAATCTCTAGTATATAGTTCAAAATCCATGGATCCAATAAATTGCTTATGGATTGATACTACTCCATAGTCCATACAGTTCCAAAACTGTAAATTTGGTAGATCCATATCAGGATCTGGAATCTTTGGTTCCGAGAGAAACGCGCTAATTGGCAATTTGTCGTACATTGCAGCATACTCAGGTAAGTATGTCTCAAAATAAAAAGCACGTCCAGGAATCGATTTACACGATACCCAGACGCCCTTAACAAATTCACCATGACCAAACTGATGGTCGGTAAGATATTCTTTACGTACCCAAACCTCAACAGCAGGAAGGTTACAAATTAACGCTGCCATAGCAATAGTTCTTAACTATTACTATTTACATTATCAACGTCCTTGTCCACGATAGCGTTTTGGCTTAGAGTTCCGAGATGTCGCGGCGTATTTGGTGTGTTGTCCACTTCCTTGCCGAGTTTTTTTCGGGCGCGATTCAATGAAAGCGGTGCCCAACATAGACTTTTTGATCTTTGCCATAATTAATCAAGAATTGGTTCAAGGGTGATAAATGAAGGATTTATAGGTTCTCCTTCATAGTAACGCTCAGAGAGGTCTTGTAGGACCTCTGTGGACTCTTCCAGAGTAATTCCCTGGAAGAGTACCTCGCCATTATAACAGATGTTATAAAGGGTTTCCATCAGATAATACGCATCTTCTCGTGACCAACACGGATACGAGGGTCGCACCAGGTTTCGACACCTGCTTCCTTGGCATCCAGACAGAACGATACGTCCTCTCCGCACATATCCTGAACTCCACCAGATTCAAAGACTTGCATCTTAGGAGCAAACCAAGGGTATTCGAGACGCTCAAAGACGCCCTTACGAATCAGTACCCATCCAAATCCAGTGTAGTCAACCGTGAAGGGTTTGCGACGTTTTGCCATGGACTCTACAGTCTCATGGTTCATGACACCACCGTTCTTACGGAAGTCGTCTTCGTCCAACCAGTGTGCAACACTCGTAGTCATACCATCTTCAGTGGCATACCATCCCGCAGCAATTTCACGCTCTGCCTGAGGGTTACCATCCTTATCAGGACCAGGAACTGCGAGATCACACAGTTGCCAGAACTTCTCAGAGGTAAACACAATGTCATTATCAATCCACAGTTGATAATCATATTGCAACTTACCATCCCAGGGTACTTGCTTAGGACCACGCAGAACATTCGCCCCAAGCACTTTGCATCGTGCAAAGTTAACCATAGAGGAATAGTCCTGAGAGATCTGAATGTTCATTCCGTTCTGTACCAGGTCAAATGCCAGTTGTACAAAACTCTTCAGAAATGTATAAGAGCAATTGCGACCAGGCAAGCAGAATACAATGCTCTTGCCTCGCATACGCTCTTTGATTGCCTGATAGTCCCAATCCTCTTTGGGCTTGGTAGGCGCTGCCGCCTTTACAGTGAATCCTTTTGCCATAGCTTAAAAGTTTTTTCAGTTCAATTCTAACAGTGTATGTATCCTATGTCAATACGAAGCATCCGCAGCTACAGCATAATCAACTGTAAGCTCTTCATATGTGTAGCGGGTCTGATCGATATTCCGCCACACAACCACAAAGTCTTCTTCGCTTAACTTCGCATATTCTACTTGGTTCTCCGTATCGTAGATATGGTAGATTTTGGTATCCATTATTACTTAACTTGCTACAGAATTATATAGCACCACAATGAGAACTCCCAGGGCGGTTAGTACTACCTTCGGATGACGAGCAATCCAATAAGTCAGAATGACTCTCCACATATTCCAATAAGGAGTCTTCCGCCGCATTTTAAGAATTCTCATTGACCTTATTATAACACCCTTTTGCTCGAAAAATTTTGGGCGGAATTTTTTTTATGAACTCGAAATCACTCACTCGAATTGTCACCTCTGTAGGTTAGGGTAGTGACCCATTTTTAATCGGGGGGGGGGGCAAGGGTAACACATAAGCATACCTTATCATACGAACAACTGCCCATAAGGACTGCTGATCAATGGGACTGCCACTCACGAATGTGTCCACCACTGCTGAGAACCCAGTCATACCAAGGGATCTCAGCGGCTTGTGCCAATCCACGAACTGTCTTTTTGCTGTCACAATCGGTTACAACCACTTTTATTTGTGTCCACTCTGAAATGCTGACAAAAACTGTAACCGATTGAAACAATCGGAAAGAAAAAAAAGCGGACCCATAAGGTCCGCTAATGCTGTGGAAAACCCTGTGGAATTGTGGAAAACTACCGCAGTTTCCAGTAAGTCTGCCCTCTATAGGTCAGTCGCTGAGGCATCCGCCAGCGGTTGCCGACCCGTGCCAACCACGGGGACGGATCCGCATAGTCCGAACAGTGCCAAATCATTACGGGAACCCGAGAATCTCGTGCTGCCTTGTGCGCCTCAGCGCCTGTTATCGCCCATTGCGCCAGATACCAATCGGGTCGCTGCCATTCGAGCGGTTGAACTAAGAAGCGGCAGACTGCCGCCCTTGTGAGGTTCCGAATCCCTGTCGCGTTACTAGTGGTTGCCATGGTGGAAGTGTTGAACGATCCCATTGTGCCGTATCGGGGCGCTATTGCAACCCCTTGTGAAGTCGGCGGTAGCAAACCCACGTCACCGCCTGCATCTGCCCTGCTGAGATCGTCTCGCCCGTGATCTGAGACGCCTGGCGGGCGGCGTCCCTGTAGAGGTCCTGAAGTGCTGAGAACGCCTTAGAGGGAATGGAGGGAACCTCTCTTAAGTTAGAAACAGTCCCCATTGCAATGTTGTAAGCGTGCCCGTCAATTACGGGGCAATCGGTATCACCATTGCGGGCAATGTTAAGGAAGAAAGCAATAACTTTCTGACCGCTTAAAATTGATACAATCTCAGCGGAATCTACGTCACTTGTGAGAATCTGAATCGCCTTTAGTTTGTTAGGTCCAAAGGTGCAAACCTTCACGGTTTGAGGATCAATCCCTGCGCGGATTGCCTTTGCTAAATTTTCGGCGTCCTGAATGTTGCGATCCCACTTGTTATTTGGACTTAGGGCAGCGATTGCGCCTGCGATTTGATCAGTGGAGAATCCGTTTTCGCTTGCGATTCTTTCGCTAATCGTATGGGCGTTAGCATACCAATTTAGACCAATTTCGCGATCCTCAGTGTTAGCGAGGAAGAACAATCCGAGAATCGGAGCGGAGGTGCGATTGCTGAGATCCATTGGGAGAGAAGGGAGATGGGCGGCGGCGGTGTGAAGAACCCCTCGCCTTGTGATCACAAGTTAGCGGGTCTGCCAGGGGATGGCAACGGGTCAAACCTAAAGAGAATCTGAATAATGCCAAACCCGCATAAAATCTAAAATTGTGCCCTCACTAACTTGCATTTAGTTTTGTTAAATCTCAGTTGCCATCTCACGAGAATCAGATAAGCGACACTGATACCTAGATGAGAATCATTTGCAACTGCTAAATGAGAATCATTAAAAATCCCCTATTGAGAATCAATAAGATGAACTTACTGAGAATCAATAAGGGATTGATAATGAGAATCAACAACTATTGCGAATGAGAATCAATTGCGGAACATCCACCACAGACCCTATTGCAATCGATTCTCAATTGCATCAGTCGATGAACCAATCCTGACCGCTTGACTGATCAACCCAGAAGTGATACCGATTGTTAGCAGACCGCAAAAAGATTTTGCTGCCTTTATGCTGCTCAACCACGCATACAGGATCGCAACCCATAAGGTTTGCAAATCGGTTCTTTGCTTTGGATGAGATCGGAGAGACGAGGACGACCATGATCAAGAGGGGAGGATTGATTTGATAACGGTATTGTATCAGATCCTGTGTGAGAGGAGAACTAGTGAGAAGAACTAGTTAATGATTTGATACAATACCGCGTGCGTCTAGTCGAGAAATATGTGAGCGCATCTAGTCGAGACTTATGCGCCCACATCTAGTCGAGATTTCAGACGGCGACTTTCTGGAGGGTTTCTGCCTTGATTTGCTCGTTGACGAAGCGACCCTTGGAGGTGGCAGCGTTGAAGGCAGTCACGAACTGCTCAACGTCAGCGACAGAGTAGGTGTACTCGCGACCACCAGTAAAGGTGACGAGGACCTGACCATCAGCGGTGGTGCTCATGGACTCGATGGCGCTGGAGGTGAATGCGTTGATCATGATAATTAAAAGCGATTGAATGTTGATGTGTTTTGAGCGGGATGCATCACCCCCGCT